TTAGTTTCTTGTACTTTGTCATTACAATCTTACCTCATCCCCAACTTTCAAAAATTCGTAGTTGTCTTGCGATACCACGAAAATGCCGTAGTTCTGTATCGTGATCGTGTAGAGTTCGCCAATCTTCTCTTTATGGACGACTCTGCCTTTGATTTCTGCGCCTTGATTATCGGCCCGATAGATAACTATCGGGCGCTTTTCTTCTAGTTTTTTAATGTGGTTAATTCTCTCAACATTTTATTCACTAGACCAAAAAATCCAGATTGCGATAAAACGTTTCATTCTGTGACCTCCTTACTATCTAACTTTCGTTTTTCAGCTTATTTCTTACTTCGCTTAGATAATGTTGAAAAACAATATTACCAGCGCATTTACCAATCAATTCGTCTAGTGCTTTCTCAATAACTTCATATTTAGTGGAATACCCATAGTATAGTTTTAATGCTTGGAGGTGTGCGAAAAGATCGTCTGGCAAATTAACTATAATTTTCCTCATCACTCCACCTCCTCAAAATAACTATGAAATTTACTTAAATTGATAATAGCAACCTCTTCAACAGAATGCTTCTTAATGTCAAAGTCTGGATCATTTTTCCCAAACTCTTTCTTTATCGCTTTTTCAGCAAGCGATGGTAAAGCGAATATACTTGCTCCATTTTTTAAGGCAAGCGCTTGACCGTGTTTATTTACTATTCTATAACCCACATCAAACGGTCTGATTTTCGCAGGGATTTTTATGCGTTTGTTTTCAGTTTTTATTGCTTGTTCAATGGTTTGTACCATCACTCCACCTCCTCGACTTCAAACAATGGACTATTAAACACTTCACTAAAACCAGCATCTTCTAATTCTTTTCGGGTGTGGTGTGTGCCATAAAGTGAGTTTTCTTCCCGGTCTGAGAAAAGCCATTTGTTTGAATGTTTTTCACGGTTCAAAGTTTCGTGATTTCCACAAATGCCTTTCACCTTTACCCGATATCTCTTCTCTTTCTCGACCTCATAGCCATCCAGCCATGCACGAGCGGCTAAATCAAACGGTCGTTCTTGCATAAACCATTTACCAACTTCTTCATTTGTGAAATCAAAATCGAAGAAGTCTGCTACGTCTTTGCAAGATTTTCTAGCTTCCTCAATCCAACCTACCACAAACTGAGGTACTACGACTTTTTCTGGTTCGTCTAGTTGTTTCACTAAATCTAAAACATCGTCCAAAGCAACATAATACTTTTCTCCATACAATTTATCTAAACTTCCAATTTTCTCAATCAATTCCTGTTTATTCATCTTACTACCTCCCTAAAATGGCAAATCATCATCTGAAATATCCATTGGCTCACCTTGTCCGTAACTTGGTGGCATCTGATTTTCCATGCTCGACTGGTTTGCAGAGTTATCCTTCTTTTCAAGCGTTTGAAAGCTCTCAGCCACAACTTCCGTCACATAGACACGTTGACCGTGCTGATTATCATAGTTACGAGTCTGGATGCGGCCTGTGATTCCTACAAGAGCACCCTTTTTAAGCCAATTTGCAAAGTTTTCAGCTTGCTGACGCCACATGATGCAACTGATAAAATCGGCTTCACGATCACCTGCCTGATTCTTAAAGTTGCGATTCACTGCCAAACTGAAAGTTGCAACAGCCACGTTTGATGGTGTGTATCGCAACTCAGGGTCACGAGTCAATCGACCTACCAAAACAACATTATTGATCATTTCCTATCTCCTTCTTCATTTTCTAAAACGGCACCTTGTATGAAAGTATTACCAATTTCATAGTGCTTGTATTCCTCAGCTGTCACTTCAAACGTTTCTTCAACGTGCTTATTTCCTGTATGTCCAGAAACGACTAGAATATATCTTCTTTTGGTTCTGGTTGGTACCAGTACCGTGCTTTTTCCTGTCGTAACATGTATGAATGTTGTGTGAGGTTCATCAATGTACTTGTCTACAACCGTCCCACTCGAAATCTCGTGACATGCTACGAGGAAGGATGCGAATAGAACAACACATAGGATTTTAAAATATCTCATTCCTTCTCCTTTAAAATCTCTTGGTTCTCGTAGATGTTGCCGATAACTTTGTAATAGGGTAGGAATCTCTTTGCGATGTCAATCCGATAGGTGCGACTTAGACCGTCGCCGTACCATCGACCTTTTTCTTTGTCATATTTGACAATAAAGGTATATTCTGTCTGTATCTGATGATGTAAGATATCACCTTCAAAAACTTCTGTACCTTCCTTGTCACAAAGACCTGTTGTTTGCATGAGTTCGATTTCATCAGGGTATGCTGTGATGTAGTCATTCATGACTGCATCGTTCAATTCAAGTTCTTCAACTGAACCATCTTTAAACCACATGTTTTTTATTAGCATCATTCTGCCTAACTCAAGATGCCATGCTCTATATCTTGGTATCATCTGGCAAATCCTCCTCTTTTACAAACACCCCGTCAATCATCTTACCTTTGCGGTCCTTGATGACTTCATAAGCTTCTTCTAAGCAACTTTCAGCTGTAGTGCCATTGCAAAATGAAACCGTACTAACAACACTATCAAGAAACATCAAGTCTGACTTGATCAGTGGAGTCTGTGTCTCATTATGACAAACATGAGAGTATAGTTTCTGAGCAATGTTACCAAGACTGGAAACCATCAATAACAATTCAAGTTCTTGTTGATTAGCTGAAATTTGAGCGCCATTTTTAATTTGTTGTTCAAAGCCAATCATTACAACTTGAATATCTCCAAGAGCATCACAAATTAATTCAGGTTTATCCTTTGCGATACCCTCAAACAATTCTCCTGACTCTTCCATCAACTTCAAGAACTGTTTGACAGGGTTTGCTTCATGTAAATTTCGGTCAACAAACCATTGTTGTACTTTTTCTTCCAAATTCATTTTTGTATTCATCTTATTTTTCCTCCGTTTTCTTCGTAATCAAGTAGTAGCAGTCAACTGCTCCGTAGTCAATCCTGATATTTTCTCCACTCATGCTTTTCCGAAAGCGTGGATTGTTAACAGCAGAGTAGCTGGCTTGATGTTGCTTTAATTCATTGATTGCGCTATGTATGTGCCAAAAACTCCCAATGAGTATCTTGCGGTGTCCGTTGTAAATAAAGTATAGATTTAACATCAATACCTCCTATCCTTCATCCCAGACGGATACACAAAGCATCTGCCAGTTGCTCCCTCAAAGATACGACTTGATAAAGCACCATTCCCGAAATCGTCCGAGTAAAGTTCTTTAATCTCTTCACTAGACAGATTCGTGTTGATAATCGTATTCGTCCGATTATCCAGAATCTTGAACAATATCTGATGCGCCCACTCATTCCGCTTCGTGTCGGCCTTTCGACTCTCTTTCCCAAGATCGTCCAAGAAAAGAAAATCAACCTCAGACAATAGCTTGACCATCTTCGTTTCTGAAAAACCATTGTCAAATTCAAAGCTTTCTCGAATCTTGTCAAACAAAGCCACAACTGAAACAAAGAGTACGCTTTTAGGTTCATCATAAGACTTAAATTGCTCATTGAGAAACCGAGCCAAACCATAGGTCAGATGACTCTTACCAACACCAGAAGGTCCTGTTATGATGGCATTTCCAACCGTGCCTTTGGCGTATTCACGTTCCAATCGCTTCACAAAATTCATAGCCTTTTCATCAATATCAACCTGAATCTCATAGTCATGTAGTGACTTGCTGGCCAGCTTAGTTGAAACGATACTATCGCGAGCAAAGACCTCATAAGTGTCCGAAAGCTTACTCTTGACCTCGGATTCCATATTCAACTGCTTTTCAAAGAGTCGAATGTTCTCTTTCTCACACTCAGGACATTGACTGATTTCCTCAACCTTGCCCTTGATAGGAATCTTAACAGACCAAAGATGGCATCCATGGATTTCACAGATATCATCAAGAACTGTTCTGGTTCTGAATTGTTTAAACTGTTTCATTTAAAATCCTAGCCTTTCATCAACTGCTGATTGAAATGAGTGAACTTTTCGTGGTATAGGTTGGTTTAGATAATTGTCCATCTTATTACCAAAAAGTGTTTGTGGTTGAAGATACTGTTCATAATCTGTACCTTTCCACTTAGCGACCATGATGTCCACAACCTTTTTAAAATCTTCAAGGACATAACCCTCTTTTAGCCTTGCCTTGATAAATTTTTGATGACTAGCAGTGTCAACCTTAAAATTCTTCTTAGCTTTCAAATTGAGATAAGAAATAACTTCCTGACAAATCAAGAATATATTATTGTTATTCTCAGTCTTAGTATTCTCAGTCTTGATTGTGTGTACTTTTTGCACTTCCGAAAGTGTATTTTCTACACTTCCATGGTGTACTTTTTGCACTTCCTGAAATGTACTTTCTACACTTCCGTTAAGTGCCCCAAGATAAATTCGGTTTGGTAAGTTCATTCCTTGTCTGACTTCTGTTATTAGACCAGCATCCTTCAATTCCTTTTTAATTTTGATAATTGTCTTGTTGCTATTACAATTTAAGTCAATCATCAATTGTTCATTTGTGTAATACTGGAACACGTTCCCATCTTTATCATGCCAGCCATTTTTCAAAGATAGTTCTAACCTATCAAATAGAAGCATGTAGAGCAGTTTTGCATTATTGCTTAGTTTTTTATATTTTTCATCATAGATGAATGGTTTTGGAAATTTAAAGAAGGCTAGAAATCCAGTTACTTCATTCTTTTTAATCATAGTTATACTTCCTCCACACTTGAAAATTTTGTGTACTCTTTGTGAAAATACAACTTCACTGTCCCTAGACTACCATGTCGATTCTTTTCTAGGATCAGCTCGGTCACGTTATTCGCTTCTTGACTATCTGCATGTTCTTTCTGGTAGTAGGCATCACGATACAAGAAAGCTACAATGTCTGCATCTTGCTCAATCGAACCAGATTCTCGCAAATCTGATA